ATGTTTGTAGATACAAATACTCCATCCTCAGGAATTTACCGAGATACAGGATCTACATGGGTGCAAATTGCCGATCCTGGAGCCGGAACTACAGGAACGTTACAACAAGTAACTACTAACGGAAACACAACTACAAATGATATTAATTTAAATTATCCTGCACAATTATTAATTAATAACGTAGGAAGTAAATTAAAATTATATTATGATAATGCAAGTTCTTATTCAGGTTCAACAACTTTTGGAGTGGTTGGTAATTATACTACTAGCGGAGGTTTAAGATTTGAAGTAAATAATAATATTGATACATTTATTTTAAATTCAGATTACACAGCAATTTTTATTGGTGTTGTAACTGCTCCAAATTTAAAATTATCTACATTAACTCCAGGATCCGTATTATTTAGCGGTCCAGGTGGATTAATTAGCCAAGATAATGCGAATCTTTTTTGGGATGATACCAATAACTTTTTAGGAATAGGCCCTACAGGAGGGCCAACGGCTTTATTGGATATTCATAGTGGAACACAAAATATATTTATTCAAGTAAATGCAACCTCTACAAACAATAGCCAAATAGCTTTTTTAAATGGTGGTGCTGGAAAATGGAGAATTGGTAATTTATACAATTCTGGTGCAAATGATTATATTATTTATGATACTGTAAATTCATTATCTAGATTAACTGTAAAAAATACAGGTCAAACTTTTATAGGTACTGACACAACTAGCAGTGGTGCTTTAGTAGTAAATAATGCCACAAGCGATAACCATATAGTTTGTATCGGTGCAAATGCGCCTAGCGTTAGAATTAGAAATACAGGAACATCACCAACTTTAAATGTTGGTTTTGGTATTTCGACAGCAACTAACAATTTTATACAAGGATCAGCAAGCGGTAACTATTGTATTTTTAATTCAAGTACAACTGCAAGCCCTATATTATTTGGTATTTATAATGCTGGCGCTTCTCAAACGCAAGAAGTTGCAAGAATTTCAGCCGCACAAAATTTTTTAATAGGAACTACAACAGATACTTTTAAACTTAATGTAAATGGTACTACTAATATAAGTGGTGCTTTAACTTTAGGTAGCACTATATCAAACGGAACTTATACTTATACATTACCAAGTGCAACAGGAACTTTAGCAATAGTTAGTCAATTAAGTGGTTATTTACCATTAAGTGGTGGAACTGTAACAGGTTTTACCACTATAAATATTGGTGCTGCTGGTGGAAATACTTTTGCGGTTGATAAAAATGGTGGTGGAAATGTTGCTTTATATGCTAGTGGTGTATATAGTGGACAACTTGATTGCAATGCTGCTGGAAATGTTAATATATCAGGCAGAAGTTTATACCCGTCTATAACAATTAAAGCAAATGGAACTTTTAACATTGCAAATACACAAATATATGCAACCAACGCACTTGCTTTGGCTGGTGGTTTAGTTGCTGGTGATATTTACAAAAGTGCAACAGGCGTTTTATCAATAGTATATTAAAATAATTAAAATGAAAATAATACAACCAGTTAGTATTTGGAATAACGGAAAAACCGATAATGCTACAATATTTAATTTGTCTTGCATTTACGATAATATGTTTAATTCAGCAATATTTAGTTATCAATTATATAATGCAGATATTGTTACTATTTCAAATGGTGAATTAACTTTAAATGAACCAAACTACACAACAGACTGGATAAATAATGATGCTGCCTATAATTGGGCAGCATTGCAATTAGGTTTAATTATAACAGGAGAATATATACCTCCTGTTTCCGAATAACTTTTATCATACCTTAAAAAAAGACAAATGGAAAAAAAACAAGCATTAGAAGTGCTAAAACAAGTTTTAGATGCTGCGACTAAAAGCGGAGTATTCCCTAACATGGATGCGTCATTTACGGCGGCCCAGGCTTACAACATAGTTGCAAACGAAATACTAAAAGATAATGGATCTAGTTCAATTAACGATTAGTGCGGTTACATTCTGTATTATCGCCGGAGGCTTTTTCTTTTCTACTAAAAATAGATTAGATAAAATTGAAAGCGATCTAATCGGACATAATAAACTAAATACAGAGATAGTAGATCGTTTGGCCAGGATTGAAACAAAATTGGATTTTTACACTAAAAATTTATAGTATGTTTAAGAATTGGAAAACAAGTTTATTCGGATTAGGTGCCTTAATTACCGGCATCGCTCAGGTAGTTAAGGGAGATATTCCTGGAGGCATTACGGCCATCTTAGGAGGTTTTGGATTACTACATGCAAAAGATGCCTCAAGCGGATTGAATCCATAATATGAATAAGACAAGTAAATATCTTATCATTGGTTTAATCGTAATAGTATTAGTTATGAGTTCTAGTAATGTTTATGCCTCTTTATCTGCATTCCTTAAAAGGTATGAAGAAAGTAATAAGGCGGCCCTTATTGCCTATGACGATGGAACAAATACTCCAACGATAGGATGGGGATCAATATATAATTTTGACGAAAATAGGCCTGTAGAGTATGGAGATACAATAGACCAGGCTACGGCCGACAGATGGCTACAGATAGAGGCTACTCAAAAACTAACAGACGTAAAAAATATGGTTAAGGTACCGATTACTAATAATCAATTAGTAGCCTTAGCCTCTTTTGCCTATAATGAGGGATCCGGAGCCTTACAAGGATCTACATTATTAAAACTATTGAATAGCGGAGCGGATAAGACTTCTGTAGCGGCTCAATTTGATCGTTGGGTTTATGCCAATGGATCAGTAAGTAACGGCCTAATAAATAGGCGGAATGCAGAAAAAGCCCTATTTTTAAGTTAGAAACTGATGATTAGGCCCATTTGATGTAAAACAATACGCAAAACAAGATACAAATACAATGGCCCCCCGGTTATGTAGCGGATTAGAGAGATTTAATCCGTTTTTTTATGCCCCTACGTTAAAATAAATTTGGTAATATCAATTATTACTTTCACATTTATATCGACAAATGATTTTAAAACTTAAAAACCTAACAAATGGAAATCAAATTCCCTCCAACGGATCGGGAGATCCTAACAGACATTCAAATTGTTGAAAACAAAATCAACTATTTAAAAAACCTCCAACAATTACAACAGATTAGCCAGGTTCGTATTTATTTCAAGGCCCATACAGATAAAGGCCGGGAAATGTTTATAGATATGGATCAGTCTAATGTACCTTTTAACCTCCCTACAGAAATAGCCAATTTAATCGATGATTCCCTGGATCATTACTCCAGGCTCCGTAATAATCTTTATTCATTTTTAAAGTTAAACGATGGAAAGTAAATTTATCTACGATGATCTTATAGTATCTATGAGTTACGAAAGATCAGGCGGCCATGTTTGCGATGCTTGTAAAGGCGATATTTTAAAATTGCAAGAGATTTTTAGAATAGAGGAAACAGGTAAATTTTTTATCCATAATTATATTATTCATAGATCATGTATGAATGATTTTTTAATAAAATTTAAAAATAAAGAAAATGAAAAAAACATTTTTAGGAATAAATAATATAAAAAATTTGGCTCCAGGTTTTCATGAAATTTTACCTAATATGGATTTTAAGCCTGATTTTATTTATGTAGAAGTAGATGGATTTACATATGATAATGATTTTTGTACTCCTGAATTATTAAAAGAATCAAGATATGTTATAATGTTTGATTTAGAACAATTAGAATTAATAACTAATTACATTAAAAATTTAACTAAATAAAATGAAAAAACTATTACAATTAGAAGTTATATTATTAAATGAATTGATGGAATATAAAGACATGAACGATCCTATAGGCGATGGCCCAATACCGGCAGAAATGTATTGGGAGGAAATGATTGAAATAAGGGAATGGATTTTAAAACAACTTAATATTATTAAAGATAATGAGTAACGAAATTAAAAACTATCTTATAAAAGTTTATTGCTTAGATAAGTTAGTACACACAAAAGAGTTACAGACATTTGATGAGGTTTGTTCTCACATAACTTATTTAAAAGGTATGAAACAAGTGTTTGAGAAAAT